TAAACCTATGGGTCGGGGAGGGGAGAACATGTTGGACGGGACAACCCGTTTGCTGGAAGCCGCAGTCACGGCGTTCAACCCGATGGGTTCAGGTTCCCTTATGACTATGCTTTCCCCGACGCTGGCCAAGCCCGGTGTGGAAATATGGGCGAACAAGAATTTCATGGGCAGACCCATCCGCTACGACGACATACCGTTCCAAGCTCCCGAGCCCGGCCACATGCAGGATCCGAAGAGCACTCCGGAACACTGGAAGAATCTGTCGAAAAGTATAAACGAATTCATGGGTGGCAACGACCAGCGCAAGGGGACGGTTCAAGGCATATTCGGATTCGATCCCGCCGACGTAACGGGCTTCGAGGCCAATATGTCGGGCAACCAGATGAGGCATTTCGTAATGGGCTATCTCGGAGGCCCCGGACAGATCGCCGATTGGGTTTTCGGGGGTCTGGTAAAAAGCGCCAAGGGCGAGGCATTCGAGACAGATGTCGGACGGATTCCCTTAATGAACCGCTTTATGCGAGGCTCGACATACGGAGCATCGACCAGAGACGATTACTACACGATTCGGGAAGCTGTCAAGGAGGCGGAAGCCGTAGTCAAGGGAGCCGCAGGTGGAGGCAGTTCAGCCGTAACAGCCGCGAAGAAAGAAAACAAAAAGCTGCTATCCATGTCCGAGCTCATAAAAGCGGTGGACGCGAACAAGAAGAAGTTCCGTGAAAGGAAGCTTGAGATCGAGAACTCCAAAAGCATCAGCGAAGAGGAGAAGACACAACGGGTAGACGATCTGGAGCGTAAGGAGTTAAAGTTATTTACCAATGCGGTAATACGGGCACAAAACCTCGGCATTAACATATGAAGGAATCCAACCTAAAGTTAAACGAAAAGCAGGAAGAGGACTTGGTAAAGTACGTTCTTGAGCGGGTAGACCAGCTCAAGGAAGACAACCGTGAACGCATAGAGATGGATAGAATCTCGTGGAAGACTTACAACAACGATCGCGACGATCGACTGTCTCCCGATTCGATATTCGAAAAGTCCAATCTCAGCGTTCCCATGACCTCGCTGATCGTGGATCACTTCATGGCTCGAGCCGAGGATGAGATCACGGGCACCAGCCCCTATTTCAAATTCGACGCTCAAGGAGCAGGCGACATCGACATGGCTGAAGCCTTCGATAAATATTTCAACTGGAAACTGGAGGATAGGGGAGAGACACGCGAAAGATTGGAAGAGGCGTACCTCCACGTATTCGTTCAGCGAGCCGTGGTATTGAAAGCGGTTTACGAGGAAGACGTCTCCGTATGGTACGACCACGAGCGTAACGCTTTATTCAATCACGAGACTCAAGATTTCGAGGATATGCCTGACCAAGGACCGATCTTGGAAGGTGAAGCACAGTTCCTACCCGAGCTCAACCCAATGACCGGGGAGACGGAGCTTCGACTATCGACCGACCCCACATTCCAAATGCTTCCGGGAGTTCACGAATTCCAACCGTTTCCGGACGGGGTCCCAACTCAACAGGTGAAGTACAAAGGTCCAAGGTCGGAGGTCGTGGACAGCGATCGTTTCTTATGTCCCACCAGTGCCGAGTCCGTGGACAAGGCCGACATCTTGGTGGAGTTGTACGACAAGGATTTGAACTGGGTTCGAGAATTGTTCTACGATCGCGAGTGGTTGAGCTTCGGTGATTACGCCGAGCAGATCAAACGTGACGCCAATCCTCGCAGTGAGATCGACAAGAACAAGGACAGTCGAGAGGATTTGACTTTTGATTCCGACAAGAACCCCAGCGTACCCGTACTTGAATGTTGGGTGAAGCGTGACGTTCTCGGAACGGGACACCCACAAGAGTTCTGCATCTTCATAGATCCCGAGACCAAGAAGCCTTTGTACTACGAGTACGTGGCCAAGTTGACTCCCGACAACCGCAAGCCTTATTCCGTCGTATCGATCGGCAAGGAGCGTAACAAATGGTGTGGTCCGAGCTTGCCCGAGCGCATAAAGATTTTCCAAGACTACGTCGACAGACAGTTCAATTCTCAGAGCTACCGCAACGAGCTCGCAGCCAATCCGATAATCGGAGTGAATCCTCAAGCCGTGGAAGACGAGCCCGAGGACGTGGAGCTTCATGCGGGTAAGATATTCGAGTTAAAGGATCAGTACACCGTCGACGACTTCATAAACTTTGCCGCCGTTCCGAACGTGGACGTACGCACCCAAGACCTGATTGATTTCGTATTCGGAATCGTTCAGTTGTGGTTGGGCGTATCGAACATGGCTCAAGGAGATTACCAAGCTCTCGCTCCCGCCAACACGGCTACGGGCGTTGAAGCGACTCTTAGAGAAGCGTCCAAGATCGGTCGTCGCTGGATGCGTCGAATCGTTCGCGGATACGAGGAGCATCTCACAAAGCTCGTACAGGTTGCCATGGCGACCATGGACGAGGAGGAAGCCTACGAATACATGGAGGGAGACGTACGCGAGCTAGCCGTAATGACCCCTGAGATGATTGAAAAGATCGACATCAATGTTCGAGTTGTTTTGTCGCAGGACCAAGGTCAAAGGGCGATAGAGAAGGCGAACCTGGCTTTGCAAACACAGGAAAGATTCTTCCAATCGCCGCCTGAGATGAGACCTTTCATGAGACCGATGCTCAAACGCATATTGGATGCGATGGGCTTCGAGAAGACCGATGAACTTTTACCACCGGAAGCTCCCGCTGATCCGAAGACTGAAGCCGAAATCATGAAGATGATGGGCGACAACGCGGCTCAGGGAGAATCCCAACCACCCGGGGACGGAGTTGCCGCAGCCGCGCAGGGCATGGGCAACAGCAACCCAGCCGGGGCAAATCAATATCAACAACAAGCCTACTAAATCATGAGCCTAAAATACACGCACACCAAAACAAGAGCCTACGTATCGACGGCTCGAAAAAACAGCACTATCCCTGCCCGCACTCGTCCGTATCCTAGCGGTGCGGTCGTTAAGGGAGCCTACGAATCATTCACATCCAGACTGGCGACTCGCTGGCGGCCTTCGTTCACGGCCCCAACCCGCAAGAGAGTGTTCTCCAACGACTACCCCGACTTCGGCGGATCCTTGGGAACTACTTATGTGGATACGACGGCGAGCGGATTCAAAGATTCCATCCATCGCGCATACCGCGCCGAGTCGGTCACTTAAATGAGCAAGAGAGTTAAGAGCCGCGCGCAGGAACTGCGCAAACGGAAACCTTCCAAAGCCTACGAACAGGGCTTCGGACAGAATGGTGGGGTGTCCTCCTTGGGCACTACCTACGAGGATCTGGATTCCGACGGCGTGCTTGACACAATAGTCAAGAACTCTCCCAGAATCGGGGCATTCAAACGAGAGGTAGGCGTGGTCAACAGGTCTTACCTGCCTCAACCCGCTCCCGCAGGCCCCCCTGCGGACAATCCACCGACATCCACCGCCATTCCCGACATGACGGCAACGGGAACCGTAACGCTTTCCAACCACTTCACGGATGCTGACGGGGATCCCATTACTTATGTTGTAAGCTCCTCCGACCCGGTGGTCGCAACGGTCTCGGAAACGGCCGGCACTTTGACCGTTACGGAAGGCACGGCGTACGGCACCGCAACTATTACCGTAACGGCAACTGCCAACGGTAAGTCGGTGGCTGAAACGTTCGACTTTATTTATTCCTTCGCCAGCACCCAGTCGATGTATTTTGACGGTACGAATTCCCACGTCACTAAAAACTCTCTCGACACAACGATTACACTACATGGATTCAGCATCTGGTTCAAACCCGGCCTCCCGTATGTGTATGGCATCCCGGGATCCAACATCATGAGGTGTCTTTGCGGTTGGGGTGGGTCTGATTTCACGATTACATTAGGGGGCTCTTATTTCGGTCCGGCGACGAACAACTTAATTACCGTCGCTAACGTAAATTACCTGTGGTCGTACACCTCAACAGCCCCGCTGGATACTACCAAATGGTATCATTTGGCAATTCGCTGGGAGCCTGTCAACTCTTCGACCAGTCCCGGAAATCCCGGGTACGACATTTTCCTAGACGGGATAAAAGTCGGCGATGCTTACGCGGCTTACCCCGGGTACGTAACCCCCGCACCGATAGTAGCCGATAGATTTACAATAGGAGGGCGAAACAGGAACGGCACTATACAAGAATTTTACAATGGATTCGTTGACGAGGCTGCGCTTTTCGGTGCTACGATTTCCGAAGCCGACATCGCCGCAATGCGCAACGGTAACAAACCCGCCGATTTAGCTCCGCTTAATCCTGCCCTGTGGTGGCGTGCGGGCGAAGGTGCTGCGTGGGACGGCACAAACTGGACTATCCCCGACGAAACCGCAGTATTCCCGGCACTAGGCAACCAAGGGGTAACCACGAACATGGCTCAGGCAGACGTAGTAGTCGACGTACCTTAAATAACATGAACAGAAAATTCGTAATAATCGAGGCAGACGAAGTTTCGTCCGTAGACTTCTCTCAAGTAATTGAGTCCAATGCCGACACTCTTCGTCATAGTTCGGACGGAAAAACGTTCGTAAAATACGACGGGGACAAGCCCTCTTTTTTGGACGGGAAGGAAGAGCTTGGTTATTCTGAAATGCTAGAGACCCTCGACTCGAATGAGTGGAACCCTCCCAGTGACCTATGACCGACATAATCATATTCGACCAACTGTCGGACATCAAACGACTTACGGCTGATGAGGCTTTTATCCATCTTGAAAAGCGTTTTCAAAAAGAGCGTGGTAGATACCTCACCAAGATGCTCGACGAAAAGACGACCCCCGAGGAGACTCTTGCTATTAAGGCCGTCGTTAACGCGCTGGAGAGCTTATCGCCAATGGCTCTCGCGGAAAGCACGCTCAAGGTCGAGGTCGCGAACAGGAAAATAAAGAACCCCGATATGTTCAAGGTTCGCAAGCGTCCCGCAACCGCTTGAAGTACTATCATCTAAATAGGAGACTATAAGACATGCGCTGGGGAACTGATGTTAAAACCGAAACGCCTGTAGACTGGGTCTGGGGAGTTGGATTCGAGGGACGCTCCGCGCGTCCTATTGGAAGAACCGCACCCGGATCAGGTGGCGGTGGCGGTGGCGGTGGCGGTGGCGGTGGCGGTGGCGGTGCTCCCGTAGGAGCCCCTCCAGTTGCTCAATTCACCGTGATGGATCCTATTGCAGGGTCGGGGAATGCTTTCAAGCCCGGTGAGGATGTGTTCGTAGACGTGGGTATTGACGCGGCAGCAGGTTCGGGCTCGGAGCTCGGAGCCGGTTCCGGGGTTAGCTACGACAGCGACGGCGTAGTCATAAGCAACGTCATAGAATTCGTGGGCGTCGCAGGTTCCGCCGTGACGAACACTCAGGCTTTTGACACGGTCACGCTAATCACACCCGGCGGTGGGAATGCCCAATACACACTTAAGGTAACCGCCACGGACGACGACGGCAACGTAGGCAAGGCCTTTCAGACCATAGACGTAGACCCCCCGATCCCGTGGACTAGCCATGCATTCAGTTCCGCCGTAGACACGCCCGGACTCCTGAACGCATTTACGATAAAACTTCAGCCGAGCATGGACATCCCTGCCTTTGATACTATAAAAATCACAGGGCTTACCGGCTTGAACCATGCCGACGGGGACTTAACATTTACGGACAACGACGCTATATTTACGTCAGCGAGCGCCGTCTCGTGGGATAGCGCCACCTCGACGGTAACTTTGACGCCCGATATGGACGTACCCGCCGCTTCGGTCACTACCGTATCTTTCGAGATCACGAATGGTAACGTCATTCAATCTGCAATAACTCCGACCTTATCGGCAATAGGCATGGAGAGCGTCACGCTCGATCCCGCCGGTGCCATCGTGGCTCCTCTAACGAATTCCGCATCCGGCTTGGCGAACGCCATAGACCAAGGATTGGTGAATGTAGTTGCCGACAACGCCTCCTTATTAGCTCTCACGCCTCCCGCCCAAGTGGCTGGCCAAGTGGATATGTACTACACCGAAGCCGACATGCGCTTCCATTTCTACGACTACAGCGCGAACGTCTGGCGCCACTTCCAATTTCAAACCTAAGACTTAAGTACCATGGCTATTTCAACCTGCTTATCCTCCGGTCGCCCGACCAACGCCATACATGGCGACATGCTATACGAAACCGACACGATGCGTCTAATCATATATGACACATCCCAAGGTACCTGCAGTGAGCGTTGGGTATTCCACGATCAAAACGGCTTCCAGTTTTCAACGGTCTCACAATCGAATTTAATCAACTACGACGGGGGTATACTTACAGCGGACACCACCAGTCCCTATTATATGGGTTCAGGGATTAGCCCAACCATACACGTAGACGCTAGATACTTTGACGGTTTGGATTCTGCAAACAACCCCACTCCCGGGGTGAAAGTGGCATCGTGGACGAACAAAGCCAATCCCGGTCTTACTTTGATCCAAAACACTGCTGCTAACCAACCTACATACGAAGTAGATGGAACTGACCGCGTAATAAGGGCGAGAAATTATACTTCGGGGACGTTTGTTATGAGTGCTGCCCACGCGTGGGGGATGGATGATTATACGTCAATAGCAGTATTGAAGTACACACCTATTTTCTCCACTGCTTATCTCCAGTTCCCAATATACGCAGCACAATACGTGGAAGGCCAAGTAAGATACACGGGCCCGAGTTCCACACCCAAGGGCGCCCCCGCCATAGGCGTCCCCGCAGGGGTTTCATGGCACAGTACTGCCGCAGGGGGTGACCCCTATAACGGCACCGGTCCCGTGCACTATGCTAATAACTATTCTGTGACATACGACCGCCAAGGCGGGAACACGTTATTTTCCGATCCGACCTATACGGAACCGGAGCAAGAGGCTGCTATTCGGGATGTTTTCAACGCAACCGGAAACAACAAGGCCCAACTTTGGATTCTACGCAGAGAAGAAGGCCTTGTTCAGTGGTTCACAAACGGTTCTTGGAAGATGGCGGAAAAAACGGGTGTTGGTAATATCACGGCGACATCAACCGGCTTCGGGCACGGTGGAGACCTGTATGAATACATTCGCTTCCCCTCCGCGCTTAGCACGGCTAACCTCAACAAGATCGTCAACTACGTCACTGCCACTTACGACATAGGTGACGAATCCGTAACAAGGGCATTCTAATGAAATACGCATTTTTTGACACAGAATCCAAAGCGGTTAACGCCGAAAAGAACATTCGAGACGAGCTAGGGATAACCGACGGCACGTGGGGTTTCCCTCTCGGAGTTACGGAAACGTACTCCATAGTGGAAGAAATCGACGGGCGTTGGGGTTTTCAGGTAGCCGACTCGGGTTGCGGAAAAGCCGACCACTTAGTCGACACCGAGGACTACGAGCCCGAAGAGGACGATGGGTGACCTCCAAATATTTAGTTCCGCCGGTTCGGACGACAGCCCGAACACCGTAACCTCCACGGGGGGCGAGTACGGCAGGATAGAAGATTTATTCGCTACCAAGGTTTCCATAGCGGCAATCCAGACGGACGTAGCCACGAATCGAGCGGAAATCACTGCGGTCACTCACGAAGCGCCTGTGGAGATGGATACCCTTAAAGAAATCAGCGAGGAGCTGGACGACGACGCCTACCAAGATTTCCTAACGGCTCTCAACGGGGGATGATCCTCCGGATAGAGGCTCCGTTATCCGAGCCTCCATCCACACCAGCAGTATTCCGTGACACAACCCTGTACGCTGTGGTCTTCTGTAAACTGGACGTGCTCGTGGAGTGCGTCAAAGGAACTAGATCCATGTACTGGAAATGGTTGAAATATTACGGTGCCCACGACTACGTCGAGCAGCTTATCATAAAAGGAGAGGAGAGAGGTGGTCTGAGCATCGGCTACAACCGAAGCTCCATTAACGTAGATAGGCTGACGCCCGAGAACTTAAATCACGTGATCGGAAGGCTGAGCCTGTTTACGTCGCGGCGGTAACGAGCTTCACCCAAGTGCCCGAACCGGTGTGGATGTATATATTGTCGGTATCCGTGGCTAGTGCCATGGTGCCAATGTCGTCCGAGGATCTTCCTAGAATATTGGTCTCCGTATCAACGATTTTCAACTTACCCTTATGGTCTTGCACATGGTTTTTAACATCCGTCCCTATTTGACTTAGTATGTTCATCGGAACAGAACCCCCAGACTTTTTTCCACGTCTGCGGCCGAATATCGGATGACGCGAGCGTTAATTTGTTTACGAGCCCACCCGTACTTGGATGCCCACCTTCGTACGGTTCCAGCGCTTACGTCCATTCTTTCTCGAATAGCGCGCGGAGATAAGTAGCGAATTGGTGGCTTCCCCATACGGGGATATAAGCGGTTAAAAGCGGTTTTGTCAACTCATTTAGCAATTTCGACAACCGGTTGTTAGAAAGAGCGCTGCATGAGATCCTGTGAATGTTCTCGTTCAACTAAAACCAATATACATACGAAAAAATCATGGCTAATATTCTTACACAAATCGGTACCGCAGTAGCAGGCAAAGTTTCTACGCTCCAAGCGAACATAGATGCTGAAGCAGTTACAGCTCGCGCCGCCGAAGCACAAAACGCAAGCGACATCAGCACAAACGCTGCTAACATCTCGACCAACTCGTCTGACATCAGCACTAACGCTGCAAGCATCGTCTCCGAAGCTGCCACCGCTCGTGCCGCTGAAGCTGAAAATGCTTCCGACATCAGCACAAACGCTGCTAACATCGCGACTAACTCGTCTGACATCAGCACTAACGCTGCAAGCATCGCCTCCGAGGCTGCCACTGCTCGTGCTGCCGAAGCCGCTAACGCCAGCGACATTTCGACTAACGCTGCCAACATCAGCACG